CTCCTAGTGCTAGAGTTTTCGCAGCGGAAGGTATTAAACCTATAAGAGCTGTTACGAGCGCTACTAATGCTACGGTACCAGCAGTACCAGCTACCGCTAAGGCTGACAGTCCTGCCGATAATGCTAATATACCGCCACCAATCGCTGCAACACCTACGCCTAATAATGCAATAGCTGCAGCCAGCCCTAATATAGCTGGAATTGCTGGTGTTAATAGCGTTGCGGCTACGCCAATAACTGTAAATGCTCCAGCTAATCCAATCAAAGCTATTCCAATCTGCGCTAAAGACATTGACCCAATCACTTTTAATGCTCCAGCTAATATAATAATTGAGGTAGCAAGAATTGAAAACGCTAAAGAATCGGCCAGGGAACTTGTTTTTCCTAACATAACAAACGCGGCTATAATAGCTCCTAAAGAAACGGTTAATGTTGTTAAACTCTTTGCTATCTCTTGCCAAGGCATTCCGCCTAATGCTTTCAACGCCTCTGCCAGAATCATCATAGCGCCAGCAACATCCAACAAAGCAAGTGATTGTATGAATATGTTTTTAGGTAGTGCTATGAGAGCCAATGTCACAATAGCAAGAGCTGAGCCTAAGGATATCAATCCTCTGCTCATTTCTTCCCATGACATATTACCCATCTTTATAATAGCAGCTGCAAATAGGTTCATAGCAACACTAAGAATAGTTAAACTAGCGGCTGTTGCGATTACATTTTTAGCATTACCGGCAACATTTATAAATATCGCAATAGAAGTTAACATAACTGCAAGTCCAGAAAGCCCTTTAACCAAATCACCAAGATTAATACTGCTTAATTTCTTTACTGCATCGGCTAAGACAGTTATAGCAGCTGCTAAAAGTAGAATTCCAACACTTTTTATTGCTCCCATTCCACTCAGATCAGCAACCTTCATAAATAACACTAACTCAGCCATTAAGACACCGACTCCAACTAATCCTTTAGCCAAGTCGTCAAGGTCTAGACCGCCTAACTGTTTTACAGCTTGGGTAAGAATTAATATTGCAGTCCCAAATATAACAAAACCCATCGACACTGCTATTAAGCTTTTAGAACTGGTTTCTAGTAATTTTGTTGCCCCTACTAATATGCCAGTCAAACCAGCTATAGCAGCAAGACCTTTTGCTACTCCATTCCAATCAAGACTAGATAATTTCTTCATTGCTGATGCAAGTATAAGAATTGCAATTGATAAACCTATCATCCCAGTTGCGAGTGTACTAATTGCAAAGGAACCTTTAACTCCCGCAATAGCGTTAAATACGGCCATAGCACCAAAGAGTTCAACAAACATTGCTGTCATAGCAGCTAAGGAAGTAGTAAGTTTTTCTGAATCAATCATCGATATAGTCAGAAGAGCAGCAGCTAATATACCTATAGATGTAGCGATTTTTAATAATACACCCGCTTTTAAATTGGACTGATAAGCTTCAAGACAACCTCTAACCCCATCGAAAATACCAGTAATACCAGATAAGAATCCTCCGGCACTATCTGTTATATTTGTTAATGAATCTATAAACTTTTTAATCCCATATAATATTGCAGCAAATAAGCCGCTGTTTATGAAATCAAATATAGAATTGAAATTAGAGTCATTTAGTGATTTAAATATACTGGCACTCAATCGACTAAGTATCTCACCGATTGTAGATCCTAGATTGTAGAAGAAAGAAAGGAAACTTTTAAAAGCTTCACCCAGTTTAATTAAGGGTTGAAAACTTTTTTCCATTTGTCCAGTGAACTCGTCAATACCACTCATGTCTGGTACCCTGACAGCTTTAAATGCATTTGCTATCAGATCAGTAAACATTACAATTCCTTCTGCGACTGGTTTTAAGACTTTACCGACATTTTGAATTGCGACGTTGAATGTATCCGAAGACTTTAATGCATCACGAATAGCGACAATGAAATCTCCTACCCCTCCCGTAACCGTTAGGAAACTATCGGTAACCGGAAATAGAGTTCTAACTAGAGAGCCTATAACGCTGATGACGGCGGTTAGAGCCATCTTAACAATATCAAGTAGAGCGAAGAATCCTTTGAATGTGCTCTTTATGTTTTGTGCTGTTTCATCGCTAATCTTGAGTTTCTTTGTGAATTCATGCAATCCAACAATAAATGAGTGAAGCTGCTCGCTTGTTGTTGGGGAAAATATATCTCTAAACGCTTCACCTATAGGTTTTAGAACGCTGCCGATACCTTTCGCGATATTAAATAAACTTTCAAATATCATTTCACGGCCAGAAAGACTTTTAATTTTCTCTGCGAACTCTTCCATAGAAACCGAACCGTCTTTTACCGAAGAATTCAGTTTTTTTAACGCTTCGACATTCTCTATAGTGTATCCCATTTGAGCGATTTCTTCTTCTGACAAACCATCAAATTTCTCGGTTAATTTTTCTATCGATTCAGAAAGTATATCAGAAGTTAACCAACCATTTTTTAAAGATTTTTCAAACGATCCAGCATCTTCGACCATCTTTTCAACAGAAATGCCATGTTCTTTGGCAACTGCCGCAATCGTTTGTTTAAAATCTTCACTGTCTGATATACCATGTTCCATTAGCTGTTTCCAACCAGATGATAATGCTCCAGATAATAATTCGTTTCGAGCATCCGACATGTGGTCTATGAAACCACCAATTACGCCTCCAAGTTCGGTAAGTATTTTTTTTGCCTCTTCGAAATCACCAATTAGGATTTCCCAAGTTTGAGCCCAACCAGAACCCGCGGCTTCTTTTAAAGTATCAAATAACTGACTGAGAGTCTTGATGTCTTGTGCCGCGGCAAAGGCTTTTTTACCTATGTCTGTTGTCTCATCGGCATATTTACCTAGAGTTTCAACCAACACTTCGGTTGTCATCCATTGGTCTTGTAAAACATCATTAAAATTTCTCGTTGCATTAAAAACATTACCTTTGAGTGTTTTATACATACCATCCGCAGTTTTTGTTACGGTTCCTGCGGCAACAGCAGTCTCAATCAACTGATTTTTAAATTCAACGGTAGCCATATTAGCATTTTCAATGGATTTCCAATCAATAAGTTTTACATATCCCGCTGATAGAGCTTGTGCAAAATTGTACATTGCTCGGGAGGCTTCGTTTGCATTTGCACCAGAAACAGCAGCCACGTTACTTACACCTTGAATAGCCGCAACAGCATCCTTTAACGAAACACCAGCGTTTGTAAATTTTCCGATGTTACTCGTCATATCTGCAAACGAATATATGGTTCTATCAGCATAAGTGTTTAATTCGTCAAGATATTTATTAACCGTTTCGAGGGATTCTCCCGTACCTGCCATAATGGTTTGGATAGAACCCATCTTAAGTTCATATTCTCCAAAACCTTCTGAAATAGGTTCTATGGTTAAAGCAGAAACAATTCTCTTTCCGGCATTAATCGCAGAATTGGTGATATTTGCGAGGGTTGTTACTGCCATGACCTCAAGAGTCGAAAACTGCATACGAACTGATTCTACAGCCCTGCTAAGTCCTGACATACTGTCATAACTTCCGGTCAAATTCAAACTTTGTTTAAGTTTATCAAGAGTTGACATTGTGGCTTTGACATTTGACTCAAATTGTTTATTGTTAAACTGCATCTCAACAACTCTTGAATCGATTGTCCTGCTCATAGCTTAGTAACCTCCCTCCATGCTTCATTTACGATTTTGTCAAAAATAGGCTGGATAGCAGGATTGATGTAGTCTCGCCCCTGTACCCAGCCGCCGTTTCGAGTTCCATGACCATACTGTAGAATAATGGCAATTGGAACTCCATTTTGAATATTTGAGTTATAAAAAGTAATCTTTACTGATCCTTGTTTGTTAGTTATCTCATAACGCCACGAATCAGCTGTGAGACCGGAATCGACAGGTGTTGCAGACGCAAGGGCGGCTACTCCCTCCCGAC